TGAATGCTGTTAAGTATTACGACCAAGATGGCGACTTGCAGACTGATGACATCAACAACTATGAAGTCTTTGGTACTGAGTTTGCTAGCAAGGTGGGTCCAAAAGATGGATTTTCTTGGCCCGACGCGCAGGATCGGCAAGACGCAATCAAAATTGAGTATGAGATTGGGTACGGGGACACATCTGCTGATGTACCTGATACTATCCGACACGCGATGATGATGTTGATCGGCCACTGGTATGACAACCGTGAGCAGACAGGCATGGATGAGCTTTCCAATGTGCCGTTTGGTTATGAGAACCTGCTGAACATGCACAGGAACTGCTGGTATGGTTAAGGCTGGCCTAATGCGTGACCGAGTTGTCTTTCAGCGTCTCTCTGAGGGCGCTGCTGATGACTATGGCAACGTGTATAGTGGCTGGTCTGATTTGGCCTTTCGCTCTGGCGACTTGCGTGAGCAGAAGGGCCGTGAGCGCATCACTGGTGGGGTTTTGCAGGACAAGGCGCTCGCCACCCTTCGAGTGCGCTCAGACAGCGTTACATCGGCTGTGACGGCTGCTGACCGTGTTGTTGCACGGGGTATCACTTGGGCGATCAAGGATGTTATGCAGGTTGACGCTAAAGACACCTTGATGGAGTTCATTCTTGAAAAGGGTGTGGCGGCATGAAGGTTACTGGCCACAAAAAGCTGATGAAGCAGATGAAAGACTTGCCTAAAGAGACGCATGAGGCTCTTGAGAAGTCTATTCAGCGCACGGTTAATGCAGGTGTTCGCAAGGCTAGAGCAATTGTTCCTGTAGACAGCGGTGATTTGAAGTCTGGCATTTCTGGCAACGTGCAGTCTCGTGATGGCGAGATTTTTGGCTTTATCAACTTTTATGACGGCGAGTTTGCTGAAGGTTTGAAGGCAAGTTCTGTCAACTACGGCTGGGGAAATATGCAGTTTGGCTATCAGTTCCGGCGTGAGGTCAAAAGCATGATCTCTGAGCGCCATAAGCGCACCGTGCAGCGCAACCTTAACAAAGCAATCAAGGATGCGATGAATGGCTGATGGTTACGCTTTGGCGACACAAAAGGGCTTGCTGGCGGCACTGAGGGCCAATAGCGGCGTTACTGATCGTGTATCCACTCGTATATACGATGAGCCACCGCAGGACGTGGTTTTCCCGTATTTGCGCTTCAACACGATCCAGCCAAGTGCATTTGACACTGACACCGCTGAAGGTTCTCTGGTTGATATCAGCCTTGAAGCGCACTCAAGAAGTGCGTCCGGTAGGGTTGAAGCGACACAGATTGTTGAGGCTGTTAAGGCTGCTCTGCATAGGCAGGAAGGCTCTGTCACGGTCGATGGCTACACCTTGGTCGAATTGATTTTTGAGACAATTTCTGTCACAAGAGATAGTGACGGTCGTGGCTACACTGCCGTCATTTCATTTCAAGCTATGCTTGATACCGCCTGAACTTCCGCGCTTTGGGCAAGCGCTCTTAAAGGAGGCCGATCATGGCTAAACAACTTGGACGCGCCCTGCTGGTTAAGATCGGCGACGGCGAAGCATCTGAAACTTTCTCAAACCTTTGTGGTTTGAACAGCAAGTCTCTGACTATCAACAACTCATCTATTGATGTGACAACACCTGACTGCACGGCCCCAGAGGGTGCGCTGTGGACAGAAACTCTGAACGGCCTGAAGAACGTGGCTGTTTCTGGTGATGGCTTCTTTGAAGACAGCACAGCAGAGGCTCGCATGAACACAGTTGCAATGGGCGCTGACAATGCAGTGAACATGCAGATCGTTGTTCCTGACTTCGGCACATATGCTGGCGCGTTCCGCATTTCGTCACTTGAGTTTGGTGGCGAGACAGAAGGTGGCGTGACTTACTCTGTGTCACTTGAGAGCAATGGCGTTATCACGTTCACGGCTGCTTAATGACTATTACGGCTGAAGCGCCGCGTGGGGGTGTTGTCGAGTATATCGGCGACACCTCTTACACGTTCTTACTGCGCAATCGTGAGATTGAGCGGTTTGAGGATAAGCACCGTGGCATCTTTGATCTATGGGAAGGCTTCTTTGGTCGTGGCTCAAAGCCAAGTAGCGGCGAGGTTAAAGACCTTCTCGCCTTGGCGCTGGTCGGCGGTGGGATGAAAGACCATGACGCTGATGCTGTGATGCAGCGATGCACACCTGCTGACCTGATGCGGCTATTCCAGATTGCGCAAGCTGTTCTTGGTGTCGCCTTCATGCCTGACGCTGCTGATGGTGTGGAAGTAAAAAAAAAGACAGAGGGCCAGCCCCTAGCCGACTGAACGTCCGTTCGATGATAAAGAGCGGCATTGTTGCGGGCTTAAAACCTGACGAAATTCGTGATATGGTTCCGAAAGACACATGGCTTGTGTTTAGCGGCTGGTCTGAGGCACACTCTCCAAAGAAGGCTGGATCGGATGCCATGACGGCGGAACAATACAGAGAGCTTGTGGAGCGAGTAGATGGCAATTAATGCAGAACAGCTAAACATCATTTTGGCGGCTCGCGACAAAGAGTTCACCAAGGCGATGGATCGCAGCCAGAAGCGCGTTGAGCGGTTCGCCAAGCAGTCTAATAAGAGCTTATCCACATCATCAAAATCATTTGACATGATCGGAACCGCAGCCAAAAGGCTTGCACCAATCTTGGCGGCATCATTTAGCGTTTCCGCCTTGCAGGGTATGGTTAATGCCACTGCTGAAATAGGTGTCATGGCTGATGTTGCTGGTGTCTCTGCCGAGAGGTTCCAAGAGCTTTCTTTTGCCGCTTCAAACTTTGGTATTGAGCAAGGTAAAATGTCGGACATCTTGAAAGATGTAAATGACAAATTTGGGGACTATGTGCAGACGGGCGCTGGCCCTCTTGCAGACTTCTTTGACAACATTGCGCCAAAGGTCGGCTTAACCGCTGATGCATTTGCTGACCTTTCTTCAGAGCAAAAGTTGGGAAAATATATCTCTGCACTTGAGGAGGCTAATGTTTCTCAGGACGGGATGACATTCTATCTTGAAGCATTGGCAAGTGATGCAACTGCCTTGCAGGGCGTGTTCGCTAACAACGGCGCAGAGCTTGATCGCTTTTCTAAAAAGTTGCGTGATGCTGGCGGTGTAATGAGCGACAGCTTAATTGATGAGGCCCGCACGGCAAAAGAAGAACTAAATGCTGCGTCTAAGATTATTAAAGCAAACCTGACGGTCGCCTTTGCTGAGTTGATCCCATTTGTTACTGCTGGCGCTCAAGGCTTTGCCAATCTTGTGACTAGCGTTGTTGACGGTATTGAGGCGATTGATAGGTTCTTGAACCCAATCAGCAACCTTGAGGCGGCGACAGACAATGTCGTTAGGGCAATGGCTGACGAAATAAATCAGTCTCAACAGCTTAATATCGCTCTAGGCAAGTCAACAAACATGTCGGTTGCGGCTGCTAAGGAAAAGTTAAAAGAGGCATCCGCTAGGCATGAGAACGTCAAGGCTGCAATAGCAGAGCAGAAGGCGCTGGCTCTAAGTTCCGGTGAATATTCGCAGCTTCTTGATGACATCCAAGTTACGCAAGATGCGCTGCAATCTATCAGCCCTGCACCTGATACACTTATGGGCGGGAAGGCTGCACAGTATGAAGCAGAGCAACAGAGGCTGGTTGAACTTCTCCTTGAACAACAGCGCATGCTTGATGCGGACGAGGAGCTTTCAGAGCAGTTTGAGCGCACACAGAAAAATATTGAGGAACTGACTGAATCACTTGCGAACGCAAAGAATGGCATGGTTTCGTTTGGCGATGGAGTCACCGAGCCTATTGAGCCATCAGATCGTTTAGCACACAGCGTTAGAGCGGCTTACACAGCAACAGATGATCTTAATTCTGGCGTCCAGCACGCTATTCCATCCCTAAGAGCAATGGGTCTGACTGCTGATGATGCGGCTAGTGTCATGGGTACTCTTGAGAGCAGCATGGAAAGCGCCTTCATGTCTATGGTGGACGGAACTTCATCTGCAAAAGACGCATTTAAGTCTATGGCCTCAGAGGTGATTAAAGAGCTTTACCGTGTCTTAGTTGTCCAGCAACTTGTGAGTAGCATCACGGGCCTGTTTGGTGGCGGAGGAACCCTTCCTAGTGGGGTTTCACCAAGCACAAGTCTGAGACCTGTTGCTAGGCCAGCGGCTTCAGGCAGCAGCGCGAAGGCTGGTCAGGCCTACATGACGGGTGAGCATGGTCGCGAGTTATTCGTCCCGCAGGTAAACGGGCGCATCTTGAGTGCGGCTCAAACCAATAACGCGATGTCTGGCGGCGGTGACGGTGTTGTCATTAACCAGACAATCAATGTATCAACGGGTGTGCAGCAGACTGTTCGCACTGAGATCAAGCAGCTTATGCCGCAGATTGCGGAAAGCACAAAGTCTGCTGTGGCTGACTCAAAGCGGCGCGGTGGATCATATGGAAGGTCGTTCTCATGAGCATCAGTTATCCTCTGAGCTTGCCGACTAACACTCGCATCAGGACTATTGACCTGACGGCGGTAAATGCGGTGGCGTATAGCCAAAGCCCTTTTACTTTTTCTGGTCAGGCTCACGCCTATTCTGGGCAATCATGGCAGGCTGATGTTACGTTGCCAGCCATGCGCAGGTCGGACGCGGAGCAGTGGATCGCATTCCTGCTGAGTTTGCGCGGCCAGTTTGGCACATTCTTACTTGGAGACCCGCTCGCGTGTTCGCCTAAAGGCACTTCAACTACAGCCAACGTAACTGGTTCGGCTGGTGACAATAGTGTCAGTGTGGCAATGTCCGGCACGCTTCTTGCTGGTGATTACATCCAGCTTGGCACGGGGTCTGGCGCACGTTTGCACAAGGTTCTGCAAGACCAATCTGGTTCTGGCACGCTTGAGATTTGGCCTGCACTAAGAGCGGATCAATCTGGCTCATCGGCAACGCTGACAAACCCAGTTGGCGAGTTTCGCCTTTCATCAAACCAGCAATCGTGGTCTGTTAATGAGGCCAGCATTTATGGCATTACATTTGGCGCGATGGAGGCATTATGACCAGAAGCACACCAGCTTCACTGCTGACGGCCCTATCTCAACCTGAAGTTGAGCCGTTTTACGCTGTTGAGATGGACTTTGACTCTGGCCCTGTTCGCTTCTGGACGGGTTATGGTGAGAGAACGATCTTTAGTGACAACTACATCGGCACGGGCAGCTTGCTGAATATCAGCGGGCTTGATGAGGTGAATGACCTGTCAGCAAAGAATATAACTTTGCAGCTTTCTGGTGTGCCGACTGATCTGGTTTCGCTTGCACTGCAAGAGCCATATCAGCGACGGGCCTGTAAGGTTTACTTTGGCACGACTGATACTTCGACACCTATCGAAGTGTTTAGCGGCTTGATGGACGTAATGTCGATTGAGGACAGCGGTGAAGCCAGCACGATTACGCTGACGGTCGAGAGTAAGCTGGTTCGTTTGGAGAAGGCGTCCAACTGGCGCTACACCAATGAGAACCACCAATCTCGTTATGCAGATGACACGTTCTTTTCTTATGTCTCAGGCTTGCAGGCCCGCGACATTGTGTGGGGACGTGAGGTCACATCGGACTGATGGGGCCAAGAGAGCGCCTCAACGCCTACCTGAAGGCGAAGAAGGGCGAACCCTTTGTCTGGGGTAGTCATGACTGCCTGACGTTCACGAATGATGCTTGGCGGGCTATGTACGGGCATGGCTGGGCTGATGAGTGGGTTGGTCGGTATATGACTGACGGTCGAGTCATCCGCAGGTCTGAGCTTGTTAAAGAGCTTCACAGGTTGCACGGTGCAAGTACGCTTGAGAGCGCCATAGACACACGCTGGGAGCGCATTGACGGCATTCCGCCACTGGGTGCGCTTGTTACTACGAAGAAGGCCCGCAAGTGGATCACAGGCGTTGCTATGGGCATTTGCACGGGAAGCAAGTGCGCTTTCTTGGATAAGGTGGGTGTGATATACCTGCCGCTAGACGATATTGACGGAGCGTGGGTTAAGGCATGAAAAGCAATCTTCCATATAATGTGATGCGCCATGCTGATTGGGATAAAGCCCCGCGAATGCCACAAGCGATTGCTGCGGCTGTTACTGGGTTTTCTTCATATGCTGCCGCAGCAGCAGCGGGATCGGCGCTTGCCTATGGTGCTGTATATGTCGGGGCTTACCTTGCAGTCTCCGCCGTCACATCATGGGCGCTTGCAGCCCTAGCACCTAAGCCAGACTTCTCTTCATTTGGTTCGCAGGGCACACTTGTAAACAGTCGTGACGCCACTGCACCTGCTGACTTTGTGTATGGTCAGGTCCGCAAGGGCGGCACAGTGACTTACTATGAGTCAACTGGCGAGAAGAATAAATATCTGCACCAGATCATTGTGCTTGCTGGCCATGAGGTTGCTGAGATCGGCGACATCTACATCAATGATGAAGTTGTTACTTTCGGCGAATTTGAGGGCGACTTATACACATATGACGTAAACTATGAGAAGAATAGTGATGGCCGTGCGACAACAGCCAGTTCTGATATTGATTACTCTGTTGGCCAATCTCTCAACCCCGCAGAAACGCAGGCTCTTACTGGGATTGACGGGGCGATTAATGGGTACATTACCTCAAAAACAGTAAACGGTACATTAGGGCCAGATTATGTATCTGGCGATACTTGGCAGAGCAAAATCCGCATACAGAAGTTCGACGGAAGCCAAACGACGGCACCTGCTGACCTGCTGGCTGAGTCGGAGCTTACAGGCTCAGACGCGCTTACCGCTGATTTCGTCGGTAACGGCATCGCTTATCTTTATGTGCGCTATGAGTATGACGCGACTGTATTTGCGAGTGGTGTGCCGCTCATCACAGCTCTTGTCAAAGGTAAGAAGGTGTATGATCCGCGCACTGGCGTGACGGCTTACAGCAACAACGCTGCGCTCTGTATGCGTGACTATATCACCAGTGAATACGGGCTGAATGACAGCGCTATTGATGACGTGGTATTTTCCGCTGCGGCCAACGAGAGTGATGAACTTGTCACCCTTAGTGGTGGCGGCACAGAAAAGCGTTACACGATTGATGGCATTGTTAAGGCGAGTTCACCTGTCGGCAAAGTGTTGGGCGACATGGCGACAGCATGTGCTGGCACGTTGTTCTGGGGGTCAGGGTACTGGAAGCTAAAAGTTGGCGCATATTCTGCACCTGTAAAAACACTGACACTTGATGACCTGCGCAGCCAGATCAACCTAAACACGCGATCAACTATGCGTGACAGCTTTAACGGCGTTACAGGCACCTTTAATGATGCGTCAGCCGATTACATCACTGCTGACTACCCGCCAATCAAAAGCAGCGTATTCCAAGCTGAGGATGGTGGGGATGAGCTTTTACTAGACCTGCCCTTGCCGTTCACCACAAGTGCCGCCACAGCGCAGCGCATTGCCAAGATGACGCTCTATCGTGGTCGTGAACAGATGACCATCAGTGCTGACTTCGGGCTTGAGGCGTTCAACGTGGAAGTTGGCGACATTATCGCTTTCACAAATGAGCGTTATGGCTTTGACGAAAAAGAGTTTGAGGTAATCGGCTGGAAGTTCTCATCAAATCAGGATGCGGGCGATCTGCGGGTCAACCTTACTCTGCAAGAGACTTCCGCTGCGGCCTTCGATTGGAACGCAGAAGAAAGCGACATCATAGGCAACAACACAAACTTGCCTGATGGTGGTGCTGGCTTGGCGATTACGAATTTGACTGCTTCGGCAGGTGGGCGCACTCAGGGTGACGGCACGTTTATCAACACGGCTGTCCTGAACTGGGATAATGCGGCTAGTGCATTTGTCGTTCATTATGAAGTCGATTGGCGCGTTGTCGGTGATACAGCTTACAACTCAACAACAACGGCAGACAGCTCTATAGAGATTGCGCCTTTGGTTGATGGTGTGGAATATGAGTTCCGAGTTCGCTCAGTCACTGCGAGCGGTGTTTTTGGCCCGTATGCGACAGCAACTCTAACTGCTGGCGGCGACACGACTGCACCAGCACTGCCGACAAGCGTGTCTGCTGATGGTGGCTTTAGGTATATCACTGTAAGCTGGACGAACCCTGCTGACGCTGACCTTAATTATGTTGAGGTGTGGGAAAACGACACTGACAACTCTGGTGGCGCTAGTCTTGTCGGCACATCTGGCAGCAGTGAGTTCATTCGACCCAATCTGGATGTGAACGTCACTAAGTTCTATTTCTTACGGGCTGTTGACTACAGCGGCAACACGTCAGACTTCACCGCTGGCGTATCAGCAACCACAACATTCCTTGATGACCCTGACTTTGCTAACGGCATCTACAGCTTGTTCACTGAGCAAGGGCTTTATGCGATTGAGGATGTTACATCTCTGCCGCCTTCTGGTGACTTTACAGGTCAGAAGGTGTTTAACCGCACGGATGGCAAGCTGTATCAGTGGACGGGTTCTGCTTGGGAGGCGTTGGTTGCTGACGTTCCAGATGGGTCAATCACTGAGACTAAGATTGCGAACGATGCGATTACAACGCCTAAGCTGGCTGCAAATGCGGTTACTGCATCTGAGATACTTGGCGGGACGATAACTGGCGACAAGATCACAGCCAACACGATCACAGGTGGCTTGCTGGCTACATCTGGCATTATTACTAACTCAGCACAGATCACGGATGCCGTAGTTACCAACGCTAAGATTGACAACCTTGCAGTCACCACAATTAAGGTGGCTGATCGTGCCATCACAAGCCAGACATCTGTTAATGTGTCATCTTACAACTACACAACTCCGACTGCAACGTGGCAAACAGCCATGAGTGTATCTGTCAGCGCAGATGCAGATGAAGAAGCAATCATCGGGGCTTCATTTTTGCTGACAAGGCCAACAGACACTAGCGCCAGATATAGGGTGGTGTGGAACGGTGTCGTTCAAAGGTCAGGAAGCACACTATCAGGTGGTGGGGAGCTGGATAGACCTTTTACAGACATTGCTGGTGTGACTACTCAGTCTGGGACTAACACGTTGCAGGTGCAGATTTTCAGCACTAGCACATCGGCCGATTTATCGGATGGAACCTTGTTTATCTTTGAGGCGTTCAAATGAAGGCTACAGTTTACAACTCCGCAACTGGTCAGATTACTTCGACTGTATCTGCGAGAAGTCTTGAGATCATTCAGCTTAACATCCCAGATGGTTCGTCTTGGGTTGAGGGCGAGTACTCAGGCGCAGAATACTACATCAAGGATGGCTCTGCTGTTGCTCTGCCGCCTAAGCCTGACTACCCGTGCGACTTTGACTACAGCACTGAGCAGTGGGTTTGGGATGATGCGCAGTCTTGGGGTAACCTGCGTGCAGAAAGAGACGAACTCCTTGCTGCATCTGATTGGACCCAAGTGCCTGATGCACCTGTAGATCAAGCTGCATGGGCGACCTACCGCCAAGCCTTGCGTGACTTACCTGACAACACGACTGACCCGCGCAATCCTGTATGGCCGGAAAAACCGTCCTGATTTACTACTGCAAGCCTTTGTGCTAGATTGCAGGGGCATATGCTAACATAACTTCCGGAGGCCAATTATGGCGACTTTTAACAAAGTGAACGATTTCGTTCTGAATGCGGTTCATAATATGGACCTTGAGAGCGATCAGATCGTTGTTGCTCTGTCAAACACCGCACCAGCTTCAGAGGGCACAAACCCTACAACTGACGGCAATGGTGTTTTGGCAAACGTGACTGAGATTGCTTACACAAACCTTTCTTCGCGCAATGTCACGACTTCTTCTTCTACACAGACAAGCGGCACATATAAGCTGGTATTGTCTGACATTACGCTGACATCAAGCGGCGGCTCAACTGGCCCATTCCGCTACGTCTACATTTACAACGACACCGTTGCCACACCTGCTGACGCCTTGATCGGATACTACGATTATGGTTCGTCTTTGACGCTTAACGATGGCGACAGTCTCACAGTGGACTTCTCTGCTGCTAACGGTGTTCTGCAAATCTCATAAGGTTAAATACTAATGGTCACTCTCGTAAACAGAGCCAAAGTCGCAACGTCCACAACGGGCAGCGGCACGATAACTCTTGGGTCTGCCGAGAGTGGCTATCAGACCTTTGCTGACGCAGGTGTAACGGATGGTCAAACTGTCCGCTACACTATTGAGGATGGTGACGCTTGGGAGATCGGCACAGGCGTATATACAGCGTCTGGCACGACCCTTAGCCGCACACTTACTGAGAGCAGCACAGGATCACTCCTGAGCCTCTCTGGTGAAGCTGTAGTATTCATCACAGCCGCTGGTGAAGACATTCAGCAACCGCCCTCTGAGGGGGCTTTTGTCGATGGCGACAAGACTAAGCTGGATGGCATCGAAGCTGGTGCTACTGCTGACCAGACCGCAGGCGAGATTAAGACAGCTTACGAAAGCAACGCTGACACGAACGCCTTTACTGATGCTGAGCAGAGTAAGCTGTCTGGTATCGAAGCGGGTGCTGACGTAACAGATACAGCTAACGTGACTGCTGCTGGCGCACTTATGGACAGCGAGGTAACTAACCTTGCTCAAGTTAAAGCGTTTGACAGTGCAGACTACGCTACGGCGGCACAGGGTTCACTTGCTGATAGTGCTTTGCAGTCGGGTGATAACGTTTCTACCCTAACCAATGACGCTGGATACATTACAGGCAACCAAACTGTCACACTGTCTGGTGATTTGTCTGGCTCTGGTACAACCTCAATTAATGCTCAAATAGCTTCCAATGTGGTCGGCGCAAATGAGTTAAATGTATCTGGCAACGGCACAAGCGGTCAGTTTCTATCCTCTGACGGAGATGGCACATTTAGCTGGGCTGACGCTGCTGGTGGCGGTCCAACGCTAGAGGCCACAGCATCTGGTGCATTGGCTAATGGTGACTTGGTTGTCGTAAACTCTGATGGGACGGTGAGTGTTGTTGAGTCGAGCTTAGTTACGCAATCTGTCGGCACGACGGTAAGAATAGATTACCAAGCAAACTCTACTGTTAGTGCTGTATATGACCCCGTGAACGAAAAAGTTGTTGTGGTTTACTCAGGCAGTTCTAGTTACGGATATGCTGCCGTTGGCACGGTGAGCGGAACTTCGATCAGTTTTGGAACGTCTGTTGTTTTCAACAGCGCCGCTTCATACGAAATGTACGCTGCATATGACAGTGGCAATAGCAAGATCGTTATCTTCTTTGCAGATACAGCCTCCCGTTACCCTGCGTTTATTGTTGGCACAGTAAGCGGCACTTCTATTAGCTTTGGCACAAAGAACCAAGTAAACACAACTGACTATGTCGAATCAAACTCTGTTGGAATTGCCTATGACCCAAACGAGTCCAAGGTTTTTGCTTTCTTTAAGAACGGTAACGGGAACAACTTTGAGGGAATCGGGGCTACAATCAGTGGAACAACGGTAACTGCAAGTTCATCTGTCATACTTCAAGGTGCGGCGGCTTATGGCTCTGCTGTTTATGCGCCAAGTGCATCAAAGATAGTTCTTTTCTATTCAGATCAGACAAATTCTAGCAGGCCCACAGCGGCATTTGTGAGCTTTAGCGGAACAACCCCTTCTCTCACCAGTAAAACGCAAATGACTGCCGATACTGGCAGTTGGTGCAGCGTCACTTATGATCCTGATACGGAGCAATGTATTGCTGCTTATTGCAACGACACTCAGGCTCAAATGTTTGTACAGACAATTATGTCAGCAGCAGCAATCTCTGCTGGGGCTGCGTACAACGTAGGTCCAAACGTAAACTACACATCCATTACCTACAATAAAGCCGCTAAAAAGGCTGTTGTTGTTTTTGAGGATGACCTGACCAGCGACAGACTAGGTGCAAAGGAATTGACCATAAGCGGCACTACTATCACTGCCAGCAGCACGATTGTTTTAGACTCCTCCTCAACAGATTACACCTCTATCGTTTACCACGATGCCTTAGACCTGACGGTCGTTGCATCTGACTCAAGCGACGATACAAAGGCCCGTGTCTTTAGGAGTGGCTACACTTCTACCAACCTGACCGAAGAAAACTACATTGGAATATCTGACGGCGTATATGCAGACACGGCAACTGCTACGGTGCAAATCGTAGGCTCCGTCGATGACGCTCAGTCTGGGCTTACTTCAGGTCAGTCTTACTACGTTCAGATAGACGGAACTCTGGACACAACGCCTGATGACCCATCTGTGTTCGCTGGAACAGCCGTCAGTGCCACAAATATTATTGTGAAGGGATAGCTGAAATGAAAACCTTGACTAAAGGCAATTGCTCTATCTACCTGTTTGAAGACAGCAAGGTGATTGCAATCACCGCAGACAACATCATTGTGGGTAACCCTGTAGAGTTCATCATTGATGACTGTGACAGCAGCAACACCGTTCTTCACGAAGGCGTTACCGCTCCAGATGATTGGATTGGCCACAAGTATGACTTCGATGGCACAACATGGACACAGAACCCTGATTGGGTTGACCTCAGCGCAGAATAAGGAGCGGCCATGCTTGGATTTGCACCACTAGCCTCAAGCCCACTCGCTGATGATGGTGGTGTCCGCGAGTATGCCCTTGAGGTCACACAGGGATCGTTTGCGGTTGGCTTGTATGAAGCTGACTTTAACCTGTCTCGCTCATCGCAGGCCACCAGCTATGCTGTAACTGGCCAAGAGGCTGGCTTGCTGATCGGTCGCGCTATCGCGGCTGACAGCGGCTCATACAGCCTCACTGGTCAAGACAACGGCTTTGTCTTTGATGCCAAGGTTATCGCTGGTCGCGGCACATATCTGACAGCCGAGCAGGTTGCCAACTTTGCGCTTACCAAGTCTGCTGGCATCGGCACATTTGCGCTGACAGGGTTCGACTTCGGCTTCAACAGAGAGATGCCCGCAGAAGCAGCGTCATTCAATGTTGCTGGTCAGGCTACGTTCTTTGGCGTCAATCTGGTGGCTGGCTCTGGCGCACTCGCGCTTGTCGGTCAGGCTGCGAACACCAACACCAGCAAAACTGCTGGCTCTGGATCGTTCACACTCACAGGTCAGGACGCTGATGCATTCCCAGAAGTCATCATTGATGTTGGCTTCGGTGACTTTGCGCTTACCGGTCAGGATGCTGACCTTGACCGTGATTACCGCCTGTTTGCCGATGAAGGCACGTTCACGCTCGTATTCACTGACACAGATGTAGATACCAGCCTGACAGCAGGTGCAGGCGTATTTGCGCTGGCGGGTCAGGGCGCTGTTCTCAACATCAATGAAGTTCTGCCTGCTGATGGCGTGAGTTACACGCTGACAGGTCAAGACATCAACTTTGATGTGAGTGACAACTTTGTTGCTGAAGCTGGCGTGTTTGCCGTCAATGCAGAAGACGTTGCGCTTGATGTGAACTTCTACCTGCTTGGTGGCGAAGGGCAGTTTAACGTAACTGGGCAGGATGTTGATTTTATCGACACGAACCTGCTGACCGCTGAGACGGGTGAGTTTACTGCGACTTACGATGATGCTCGCCTTGAGCCTGAACTTACACTGCCTGCACAGGCTGGTGAGTTTGCGCTTGTTGGTCAGGCGGCAGGCATTCAGCAATACTTCATCATTGATGGCGTTGGTCTGTTCTCGTTTGACGGGTATGGCGCGGCGATCAGTGCTGCAAGGGCACGTCGCTTTGAGTATGCTGGCAACTTAACCGGAGTCGTACTGTCGCAAGATGGTCCAAATTCTGCTATTCTCGTGCAAGAAAACAATGAGGCCGCTTGATGAGCTTTTATATTAAACAAGATGACACGACGCCTTCGCTGCGTGCTGACCTTAAAAACGGAAGCGGCAACAATGTAGATTTGCTGGACGCGACTGTTCGGTTCCATATGCGCGAGGTTGGGTCCACCAATGTTGTTGTTGATGCTGACGCTACAGTCATCAGCGAGGCTGGTGGCACGGTGCAGTATGATTGGGTTGCGGGTGACACTGCTGACGTTGGGTCATATCAGGTTGAGTTCGAGGTGACTTACCCTACAGGCACGGTCGAGACATTCCCGAACAACGGCTATATCCGCGTCGAAATCATCAGCGACATCGCGTGACATGCTCTGCACCCTGACGCTTGTAGCTATCGGCCACATCTGGATGGGTGATGATGCTTTTGCGTACAAAGCGTGTTATTATAGCTGTGAGCAGCGCACGATCATCCCAGCGAATGAGACGTGCGTTAAAGCATATGGAGAGGCGTGATGAAGCCACTAGGACTGCATGGCACCTACCAAGCCATAAGAACAGCAAACGGGCCAGCGCAGCACGTTGCTATCTCTCTGGTTGGCCTCACATATGCGGGAATGTTTATCGGCATGGTGCCTGACATCCTGCTTGGTGCTTGGGTCGGC